GTCGCATCTTGGCAACAAGCGGGGCCAAGAACCTCTTCAACAGATGGTTGAAGGCATACGATAAGATTGTGAACGTTCGGGCTTTGTTAGCTTCGTTCTTATCTACCGTAGTCACTTCATCTTTCAAAACATGTATGCACAAAGGGGAGTATAAGTCCCCTGCGCGCAGACATGATTCGAGCTGGTCCAACTGGGCTTGAAAACCCACTGTCCATTCAAGAGTCGGCGGTGTCGCCGACGCATCATAACGTAACATGGTGTCTTTCTTTGCATAGAAAGGCGGACCAGCGCTCGTTTGCACGTTCGTGCCACCAATATCTGTTTCCGACACACCGAAGAAAGCTTCCCAATCATTGAGAGGCTGCATCGTCATGTGTTGGCAAACACCATCAACGCCATCATTTAAGTCAGCGTACGCCTCTTCCCAAACACTCCTGTCACCAGGTGTGTTCTGAGTGGCCTCCAGGAAACGAGTGTGAGGATCAACCCACCTTTCGTTTCCGGCATCTTGTGTGACACTGCCTGTAAATTTCGGCTTAGCAAAGTACGGGTATCGTCCTAAGCTAGCTTCCATTGCAGCGACTAAATGGTCCTTACGGAATAAGGTGTCCACTACGTTTGAGCGATTGGTCTGACCTGGGAGGTCAGCACAACTACCAATAACGATAGCTTCTACCGGCTCTTCCGGCTCAGACAATGACACTCGCAGAGATGATTTCTTCGGTAATGGGGTCACCGTCAAATTCATATGCAGGCCATTAACTTGCATAGGGTCCATTTGCAGCTCGAACGTACTTCCGAGCTTCTTAAATTTCTCCGCAGCGCGATCAAAGTCTTCACGCGTAAACGGCGTCGCGTAAGCGACACTATCCTTGTACAACATCGAGTGCAATCCTAAGATTGAAAAGAATGCTCCGGATTGTCCTATCAGAACGGACCCACATGATTTGGCCTCGGTTTTAATATCCGACGCCCACATGCATCCATCCAATGGTTTCGGCGCGCTCTCGCAGCGCGAACCACGAGGGCTCTCTAGAATCTTTTCATCGTCAGATGCAACCATCCATGAACGGTCAACGTTATCGGTAGTGTTGGGCATATTAACGTTTAAGTACTCCAACATGTTCCAATTATCCTTAATTGGTGGCACTTCCGGCACATGTAACATCACGAGATCCTTGTCTTTCAGTTCCAGCAGTCGGCTGGCAACATCATCGGCTTGGATCGTGTAGCTACTCGTGGAGTGCACTATCGTTACAGGAGTTGTCGTCATAGGGCGATAGAACTCACTTGAGGTGAACACAGCTGTATTCGTATGTGTCAGAAGATGGCGGTTGAAAACCACCAAACTTCCTTTCACACGAAAACCGTGCGCATTCCCATTCAAGGTGACTATCTTTACAATACGATTTTGTATCGCTTTCATAAATTGTTCAGCCGTGAATGTTGGTGACTTGACTCGCATACCATACGACATCAAGTCAGCGTTCATTTTACGCACGTACTCGCTC